TTATTTGATTTCAATTTTGTCCCACTCCCTGCCTCTGTCATCACGATACTGTGATGCCATGGTGTCCGACTTATGCCCGAGAAGATGTTGAGCAAACTTATCGCTTATCTGCTTCTCATAGAGTCTTGCAGACAAACTGCGCAACTCGTGAAAGGTAGGCGGATCCCCTTCGAAGGAAAGACCTGATGCTTTTCGTGCGCGCATAAAATACCTTGATACTGTGCCGGATGAAAGCGGTTCACGACGAGTAGATGCAATTATGGTTTCTCCGCCAAGAATCTCTTTGCATTTATCAAGTGTTTCCTTCATTGATATCCCGAGAGCATCAACATGCAATGTTGTAGGGATGGCAATTTTTACGCCTGTTTTGCTTTGTTCGACATAAAGATATCCATCTACGATATCAGACCACTTCATTTCGCATAAATCCCCAACACGCTGCCCGGTAACAACAGCCAGTTCCATTGCAAGTCTGAGCCAACATGGTGATGATTCTGCTGCTTGATAAATTTTCAGGTATTCGTCAGCCGTAAGTCTTGATCTCCTTACCTCTGATTTTGCTGCGCGAGTGGCAGCGACCGGGTTTGTTGTTATATGGCCTTCAGCTATTGCCTCTCGGAATGCATCGCTCAGTGTTGATCTGATTAACTTGGCTGATGCCGCCTTGCCCTCGTCTATGTATCCATTGAGCATTGCCGCAATTTCTTTTGTGGTGATGTCTTCAAGTGGAACATCAGGTAGACCCCTCCTTATTGCTTTAATTTTGCTCATGTAATTTATGAGTGTCTTCTGCTTGATTCCTCTGCTGGCGAGGATTTTTTCGTAGCGATCAAGCCATGAATGTAACGTAACAGAATTATCACTGTTGATTCTTGCTGTCAGAGGCTTGTGTTTGTGTCCTGAAAATAACTCAATGTTGGCCTGTATAGCTTCAGTGATTGCTATCCTCCTGTCTCGGCCTAATCCAAACTCTTTACCCGTCCTTGGGTCCCTGTAGCAGTAATATCCATTGTTTCTTATATAAAGGTTAGGGGGTAAATCCCGGCGCTCATGACCTCGCCTTCTTCCCATTTCTGATCCTCTTCAAAAGGCTACCTGTTACTGGTCGATTTAAGTCAACCTTTACCGCTGATTCGTGGAACAGATACTCTCTTCCATCCTTAACCGGAGGAGGGAATATCCTGCATTCGCGCACCCATCGACGAACTGTTTCAAGGCTTCTTGGGCGTCGCTGGCGTGCGTTCCACTCCTGAAGTGTCAAGTACATCGCAAAGTCTCCGCAATTACACGCAAGAAAAAGCCGCATTGATGCGGCGATGGTAGGTCTGGATATCATTGAGCAATGAACAGGCCTCACCGAGTGTGAGGCGGTGTTATTTCATGGTTAGTCCTTGCGTAGCTCGCTGATTCTTCTGTAAGTCTCTGGTGCTTTGTTCCCGTACGTCTTCATTTCAGACTTCAACAGAGCAACGAGTGAATCCCATTCGTTGAGGATTCCTTTGAATGCCGGAACGCGCTTTGCAACCTTGTCGAATGAATCTCTGATTTCTGGAATATGCTCAACAAGTGCAACGCATCGCCGGAAGTCTGCTGCGTCATGTGGAGCGCCGAAGTGATGACCATAGATATTCTTTTTCAGTCCACATGCGATTGAGGCAAGAGTTGCGCTACTGATGCCAACATCGCCAGTCGATTGCCATTTCAAAACCTTCATAGCCAAATCTGACATTTCTTGTCTCCAATAAAAAAACCGCCATCAGGCGGCTTGGTGTTCTTTCAGTTCTTCAATTCGAATATTGGTTACATTGTTTTCATATATGAATAAATAAATTAGCTTTTTTCGTTGCCTTCGCGTTCTTTATTAATTTTGACAAACTCGTTTTTACCACGCTCTCCAAATGCGTCTTTAGAGTCGTTGTATCCGCAATCGCAGCACACATAATCATCAGACCATCCACGCATTGTTTTTTCTTTTGCAATATTTCCAGAACCGCATTTTGGACAAGACATATCACTACCTCCAAAGCATGAGTGAGATGACAACGTAACATTGATTGGAGATTAACAATAGATTGCTGATGTAAAAGATATGTATAAGCTTCGCTATCAAAGTGGAGGCTCTGGTAGCGGCATCCAGTACAAGGCGTTCCCTAACCACGATAAAGTGCCGTCGCTCAACTCCACGTATTCCCCTTGTACCTGTCCTGCCATATACTCGCCGTGCTTTGAATAAATTAAAATCCAATCATCTTGAGCGGGCATTCGCTCACTACAGCTTATCCAACCATCCGGAGTTACCGGAGAGTTGCCGGGTTCTTTAATGTGCAATCGAGGCTCACCATCTTTTGGTTCAGGCCACTGGCGCTCCATGTTGATCTTCAATTTATTTTCCATTGCAGCGGTAATTTCAGCATCACTGATACCAGCACGGCGCTGTGCATCCCACAACAGAAACTGCATATCAGCCCACTCGCTAAGATCGTCTGGTTCGGCTGCGGCTTCCAGTGCCTCTTTTGAGAGGTGTTTCAGTGGACCAATGGGGCCAACGCAGCCAAATGTGGAGTCAGACCATTTGGCATGCTCGTGGCGAATCTGTTCGCGTTCCAGTGATGCCAGTGCAATTCGTGCCAGTTCTTCCGCTTCTTCTGCTGGCAGTACAACGTTGCTACCAGGTCCGTATGTTTCGCGCCACTGCTTGATTGTCAGCAGTCGATCTTTGGTAATAGTGGTCATAGCTATTTCACCTTAATCTCAACATTTCGCAGCTTTAGCTCCACTGGCAGGTCTGACTTTCCGGTTAAAGCTAATGCGAGATTTTCTGGAGTAATGAGAGCTGTTATTGTTTTCCCCATCGCCAGACGAATAATCATTCGTATCTCGCAATCGTCACATGCTCCCGGTCGAACAATTGATATTTGTCCGTTCATCTCACTTCCCCTTCACACCAATGTTGGCGGCGGCGCGCTCGGCTTCACTTTGTTCCCAAAACCACTTGTGAAGCGCCATAAGCTTTTCGTCAATCGGTGCATATTTGCGATTAAAGTAGGCCTGAGCATCTTTCTCAGATTCGTCCGGTAATTCGCCAGGGCCAAACAGTGTGTTATAAATCCATGCCAGTCCGCTTTTAGCGTCGCCAGTCGATTGCCATTCGATAATGGCAGCCTGCATGACCAGAATGTTTTTCCCGATTAATAGGTCCAGTTCTTTGTACCTGTTGCGGATGTATGCATTCTCGCTTTGTAATTCAGCGTTTCGCTTCTCTGCTGCTTCTATCTCATCCAGCAGCGCGTTAGCTTCATACTCTCTCAACACCACTGTGTCGAAGCTTTCGGCCTGCTTTTTGATTTTTGCAATCAGCGCCTGTTTGTTGATGTTGCTCATTTGGCGGACTCCTGTGCTCCAAGTTTTGCCCATACTTCAAGGCTGTTATGCGAAATCAGCGCTTCGCGAACGCATGGCCTGTAGTAGTGATGGAAAGCGAAGGTCATGCCGATCTTTGTCGGGCGATTGTGTTTGCCAAGCAATCCCAGGCGAATACAGATAGTCGTTGCCGTGTAGCCAGAGTGATAGCCAGCAGCACGCTTCATGACTGTTTCTGCCAGAATGGTGCGGAAATCAGTGCGCCCGAAATTGGTACCTTCGAAAGCGGCGTTAACCACTTCGTCTGTAAGATGTGAATCATCAACTATGCTCATACCGCTTCCCCCTGACGAAGCTGGGCGGCGAACTCGTCGCATACGTGCGTTAAAGAGCAAATCTGGATAGCAGGATGCTCGCGCAACAATTCAACACCCTGCGCCCGTACTTCAGCCAGGAAAGCATCGGTGGCCGGAGTTTCAGGAATCCGTCTCCTCATCAGTTCTATTGCATGATTGAACCCGAAATCTTCAGCAAGAGATACGTCATCCATATTGTCATTGTCGTCCTCAATATCCCGTGGTTCTGGAATTGCAGACTTTATTACCGCATTCTCCGCCGCTAGCGCCGAAAACTTCTCGTGTGCCAACTTAACAGCCGCATCAGCCTGCTTAATTGACTCAATCGCTTTCTGGTGGTCTTCGGACAGAGCCGAAATCTTGGCCTCCGCTTCAGCAAATTTACGCACCAGATATTCAGCGTTTGTTTCGTTAACCTTTAAATCTCGCGGGATGCATTTACCTTTCAGAAATCCATCCATCTCAATTAGTGACATTTGTTTCATTTCTTCCCACTCCGCCACATCGCATTCAGATATTTGTTGTCATTAACAGAGCCGAAACTATTTCTCTTAAGCAATTCCTCTCTCGATGGCATTGGCTTTACGCGTTGGCGAATAATCATTTCTGCCGGAAGAATGCCGTGATTGTATGCAAGTCCTCTCATGGTAAATTCCTCAGTCATTACTGATAGCGCCATAGCGTGAGCGGTAATTACGCAGGCGCGGGTCAATTTCAGGGAAGTGGGTATATGTGGCTTTGCGGAATGGTCGGATTGATGTCTGGTAAATTCGCTCGCGTTCTTCTTTCTCTGCAAGCCATATACAATGGCGAAATTCCTTTTCCTCTTTCGTTTCCTGCGGTAGCGACATTATCCGGTCGTAGTTTTTCCTGAATTTATCCAGCACCTCCGATACGGAATTGCCGGAACAGCGGCGCGCGTCATCCGCACCATACAGAGGCGCTGGCATGATTTTCTCCTGATTAAATAGCGTGAATAGCGTGACGAGGGAAGGGGAGAGTTACTGGTGCAAAGGGTATATCGTCGTCAAAATCCATCGGAGGTTCGTTGTGTTGTGCTGGTGATGATTGCTGCTGTGGCTTCTGTGATTGCCTGCTGGCTGCTTGTTGTTTGCTGTCGCCAATGCCGCCAAGCATTTGCATCACGCCATTAATTCCGACATGAACCTCGGTTGTGTAACGGTCTTGCCCTGACTGGTCTTTCCACTTTCTGGTTCTCAGCATTCCCTCGAAATAAATCTGATCACCTTTTTTCACATACTGCCCCACGACCTCAGCCAGTTTCCCGGATACAGCAACACGATGCCATTCAGTCAATTCCTTTTGCTCGCCAGTATTTTTATCTCGCCATTGTTCTGATGTGGCTATTGTCAGGTTAGCGAACGCTGTTCCTGATGGTGAGTATCGAACTTCCGGGTCTTGTCCTACCCGACCAAGGATTATCACCTTATTTATCCCGCGAGAACTCATTTGCTCCACCTCTTGCCAGTTTTTATGTTGCTTATAATTGATTGAGATACACCCATGTCTTTTGCTATCTTGTACTGACTCTCTTTTTCAGAGAGTCTTTTCCTAATTTCTATAACCTGCCACTCTGTTAATTTTGCACCATGATGAGCATGACCTTTCTTGGCTCCACGATGCCTTCCTTTTGCTATCTTGTCGTCCATGTTTTCTTGCGCGCTACCTAAAAAGAGATGTTCAGGATTAACGCAGCATGGGTTATCGCATTTGTGGCAAACCATCTTCCCAGATGGAATGGGGGAGTGATAAAGCTCAAAAGCAACCCGATGAGAAAGCATTGTTACGCCAAAGGCTACAAATTTTGTGTATCCTCCTTTGTTTTTTGAATAGGTAGACTCCCAGCAACCTGTTGTTTCATTAACTTTGTAGCTGGACTCGAATCTTTTAATAATTCCGTCCAAGTGAGACATTTATGCCGCCTGTTTTAGTTCGTTAACTCTGATGTTCATTACCTGAACGCATTTAGCCTGCGCCTCCTCGTTGCCAGCCATTAATTGCCAGTCACGCTGATAACGCTCGATGAGTTTTTTCTTGTCAGTTTCTGTTGACGCATAATCGCTGAAGTCTTTCAGGATTTGCTCGCAGTCAACCGATGGAGATTTCTGGTTGGTATTTTCTGGTGATGGTTTGTTATCTGATGCTGGCATTGCCCATCCCGGCAGCGATGGAGGGGACCAGTAAAATCCTGTTCCATCTTTCAGTTTTGCCCTGTGCCATCCCTGCTTTTTATCGAGAGATGTTTGTGCGAAACCTTCCTCAAGGTTATACAGATACCGACCGATTCCCCACTGAACGGCAGCACGCTTCATTGCACCGGAACGACCACCTTTGACGGCTTCTACCTGCGTGTTTTCAGCAGCATCCCATTTGGTTACCCATTCGGAATCAATCTTGATTGATATGCCGCATTCAACTCCGCCGTTGTTGGGAATATCGCGGTATTCATTGCGCCATCCTGCTTTGCCGCAAACATCGTCCAGGCGTTTCATGATTGCCCTGTTCGTGACATAAGCCAGCACCATAGCCCACACTTTTCCATCGCGTGTTTTACCGCTTTGCTGTATTCGCCATTCGATATCTTCAGGGCTGAATGGCTCGTCGAATTTATTCAAATTCATAATTCACCTCAGAATGGACATGGCCCAAGGAAATAACGCTGATTTAATACTTCGACTCGGGACAAATTAAGGCATACCAGCATTCCTTCGCGGTCGCCATTATGGCGATACAAGAGAGCTTTCTGCGTGTACATGCGTCTCTGTAACTTGCTCTCCTTCACTGTGGTTGCAAGTGACATGAATATCTCCTTCGTTACCGATTAATTCTTTCATCTGACGAATGAATTCTTCGTCTGACCAGTTATCTGTAAAACTCATGGACGGCCTTGTTGTTTCAAAATATCCCAAAGCTTTTCGAGCAAACTTTTCATTCTTGGTTGTTTAAAGTCTGCTCCGGTTAAAATATTTTTTCGTGAATGCTGTACCGATAAAATCGGGTTGAAAGGGCGAACCGATGCCGCCCCTGCAATAGCGAACTGTTGCATAGGATGCTCCTTCTGTTTGATTGCATAACGAAAAACGCCTCGAGTGAAGCGTTATTGGTATGCATATAAAAAGGCCCTCACACTGGAGGGCAAAGAAGATTTCCAATAATCAGAACAAGTCGGCTCCTGTTTAGTTACGAGCGACATTGCTCCGTGTATTCACTCGTTGGAATGAATACACAGTGCAGTGTTTATTAGTATGCCTGTCTTTTAACCACATCAGGCTCGGTGGTTCTCGTGTACCCCTACAGCGAGAAAAATAGTAAAATCCTCTTACCCCTACAGTAAGAGAGTGATTTATATGTCTGATGAAAAAGGAATAATAAGTAGGATTACAGATGCAGTTTCTGGTGCCGGAGGTGCTCTGATGAGTGCTGTTGGCGCAGTAAAGGAAATCCAGAAAATGCAAATAGACTACTCAGTAAAAGAAAAAACATACGAACTTGTCGATAAGCTCATGGATGCCCAACAGCAGCAAATGTCACTTAATGAGCTTTTGATGATTTCTAAGGACAAGATCATTGAGCTTGAAGAAAAGATAAATCGAGCCTCTAAGTGGGAAGAGGAAAAGAAAAACTATGAGATGTATACACCTACTGTTGCTACGGTGGTTTATCGTCTCAAAAAATCGGCAAATACCGGTCAGCCAATGCACTATCTTTGCGCTCAATGCTATGAATCTTCTGTGAAATCCATACTTCAATACGAAGGATTTGCACCACCTTCTAACCATAGGATGAGATGCCATAGGTGTAACGCCTCCTATCTGTTCCCTAAATCTGCATTTTCTAAATAAGTGATATAGATTTACCTTTAATTTTCTGGCGTCCTCTGCATGTTATGCCGCGTTCGCCAGGCTTGCGGTAGTAAATTCGGTTATTTATGTAATAAAAACCCGCCTTAGCGGGTTATTATTTCTTTGGATTTAGCTTTTCCATGTTCTCTGCGATCGTACCTATTCTTGACCTTATTGTTGGAACATCAATTCCTCTCTGTATGTCTACATTTAAAGACATAAGCTCTCTGCTCCATCCTGCGATCGCATCGTGAAATTGTCTTGCCCTGCTTGCTTGTCTACGTCTGCTGCTTTCAAGCTCTGTAAGCATTTGCTTTGCTTCGATCTGAGACTTGCCTTGCCCAACTCCCAATGCATCGATTGCACATTGCTTCATCTCTGCTTTTATCAAAGGGTGAAGATTTTCAGCGCCAATAAAAATTACCTCGTCTATGCTTTTAAAAAGCAGAAGGCAATCAGTAACAACTTTGGTTCTTTTATCATCACACCTTACCTCTACCGAAGGTACGCCGCCATATTGCTTAACTCTCATTGCCGTGTAAACTGTAGCACTCTTCAAATCAGCCTCCTTTTTCTTTTTCTATATCAAAAAGCTGCTTTGCTTTTTGTGACTAAAAGCAAAAAAGCCTTCTCGCTAATGAGCAGCATTGCCGTTCATCCTGAACCCGCCGCGCTCCCGACGCATGGTTTAAAGACGCGCCGTTCGTCTATGGGTTTATGATGTACTTAAAGTTCATTAATGTAAAGTACCAATAGTACATTTTATGGATATAAAAAGCTCACTACATCATAAGTTAGTGAACTTTAAGGAAATTTATTTTTATCCGAATCGCTTGTAATCGATTGACTGCCTAATGAGGACTTTGGCTAGAATGTGAAGTTGCTCTTCTTCACCTTCTTCTATGTACCATCGATCATAAGCGGCATTGTCAGAGATGACGGCAAGCCTGTTCTTTTGCATTTGCAGGCGCTTAACGTGCATTGTTTTCCCGTATACAAACACATAAATGCCATCGCCATCAAAACAGGTTATGGATACATCAACAAAGATCTCATCTCCCGGATTGATGGTTCCCTCCATGCTGTCACCGCGAACCGTGATGACTTTTACGCTTTCCTGTGGCCTTCCATTAAATAAAATTCTTGCCTGCTCGGTCGTATATTCAATTGCTCTTATCTTTTCTATAAATTCATTGGAAACCATGGTTCCTGGCCCGGCGCTCGCCTGAACATCCAATACATCAACACGATAATAATCATTTGATCTTGATAGATGATTTACCGTGATACCGTCATCATCAGCATAGCCATGCAGATATGCAGCAGTAGTTCCCAGCACCGAAGCCAGAGATTCCATCTTGTCTTTTCTTGGTATTGACTCCCCGTTGAACCATTTACTAATGGCTTTTGGTGTGACCTTAAGCCTGACAGCTAAATCAGCCTGCCTACCATGCAAAGGTAATCCCGCTTTATCACAGGCCAGCGCAAGCCTCTGCGAGAAAGTTTCACGCTCTTTCTGTTGAACCATAAGTTCAACTATATTAGGTATTGACTGTACTATCAGTTCCGTCATAATATGAACCATAAGTTCACCACAGGAGAGAAGCATGAACGAAGTTACGTTTGGAGAAGTTATCAAATCCGTTCGAGTTTCTGTTGTGGCTGATGTTTGTGGACTTACGCCAAAAGCCATCTATAAGTGGCTTGAGCGTGGTTCTCTGCCGCGTACCGAGTTCACTGGTGAAACCGAATATGCGGATAAGATCGCCAAGGCATCAGGCGGCAAGTACTCAGCAGCACAGATTCGCCGTATCGGTAAACAGCAGTTTGTTATGTAATAAAAATGTACTTTTAGTACCGAACGGCCCGGTATACGGTCGGGTGCCCGGCGTGGTCAAGGATGACTGTCAATGGTGCACGATAAAAACCCAAATTATTTACCTATGGAGATAGTAAGAAATGACACAAGCAAGCTACAGCAAGCCAACACAGCGAGAAATTGATCGCGCAGAAACAGATTTACTCATCAACCTGTCAACGCTTACCCAGCGCGGTCTGGCAAAGATGATTGGCTGTCATGAATCGAAGATAAGCAGAACGGACTGGAGATTTATTGCTTCGGTCTTGTGTGCTTTCGGAATGGCATCAGACATCAGTCCGATTAGCAGGGCTTTTAAGTATGCGCTTGATGGACTCACCAATAAAAAACGCCCGGTGTGCAAGACCGAGCGTTCTGATCAAATACAAATGGAATTTTAACAACATCCAGCGAGGTAATTATATGCGAAACAAAGGCTTTAATCCACCTGATACACACAAAGAAGTTAAGCGTTTGCGCTTCCTTCGTTCCATTGATGAAAGAACTCAAATCTCTTTTGTGAAAGTTGCCAGAACTGAGCTTCTGAAGGCTGAGGCGAGGGCGTTGCTCCCGTCTCTACCAAAAGAGGAGGGATATAGGCTCATTCCAAACGCATTTCTGGAAAAGCTGCTCAAAGAAGACATATCCGTAAGTCAGTTTAACGATGTTCTTAAGGTCTTTCGTCAAGGCAGGTAGTTATGAGCAATACAGCAAAAATCTACGATTTCAGCGCCGCACACGAGCGCAGGAGCAACAGGATGGAGAACCAGAAAACTGGTTACATTCCGTTGTACCGGAGCATTCTGAAACAGTCATGGGCGAAAGATGTTTATCTTCGCACCCTGTGGGAAAACCTTCTCCTGAATGCCGCCAGAAAGCCATACAAAGCGAATTTCAAAGGTCATGAATGGCATCTGCAACCCGGTCAACTGGTTGTGACAGCAGCTGATTTAGGTCTTCAGTTATGCGACAGGCATGGCAAGCCGGCAAGCCGTGATCAGGTTGAGCGGATGCTTCAGGTTTTTGTGAAAGAGGGGATGATCTCCATTGATGGAGAGAAGCAAAAAGGTCGTGTGATCACCATCACAAATTACCATGAATATGCTCAAAAAATGGACGATTCACCCGCACATGAAGCCGCACAAACAACCGCACATGATGCCGCACATGATGAAGCCAGTAATGGCGCGGCATTCAGCGTACATGCCGCACATGAAAGCGCACATGAAGCCGCACAAACAACCGCACATCATGAACAAGAAGGTATTAACAAGAATATAAATAATACCCCCCTACCCCCCAATGGGGGAGGCGATGGGCAGGTTAAACCTGAACGTCGCAAGGCAGAACGCATCGACTACGAATCCTTCCTGAACGCCTACAACACCGAAGTCGGTGACAGACTTCCACACGCTGTTGCGGTCAACGAGAAACGCAAACGCCGCCTGAAGAAAATCATCCCGCAACTGAAAACGCCAAACGTGGACGGTTTCAGAGCGTATGTCAGGGCGTTTGTGCATCAGGCCAAGCCGTTTTACTTCGGAGACAACGACACGGGCTGGGTGGCAGATTTTGATTACCTGCTGAGGGAGGATTCGTTAACGGGAGTTCGGGAAGGGAAGTTTGCAGACAGGGGGATTGCATGAAACAGGATATCGAAGCGAGCGTTATCGGTGGCCTGCTGATTGGTGGATTAACACCAATTGCCAGTGACGTTCTGGCAACGCTTGAGCCGGAAGCGTTTTCAATTCCGCTCTACCGGAAAGCCTTCGAGGTTATCCGCAAGCAGGCGCGAAACAGAAATTTAATCGACGCGCTGATGGTTGCCGAGGCGTGCGGAGAGGAACATTTCACGTCAATCCTGATGACCAGCAAAAACTGCCCGAGTGCCGCAAACCTGAAGGGATATGCCGGAATGGTCGCGGATAATTATCACCGCCGTCTGGTGCTGGAAATCATGGATGAAATGCGTGAACCAATTCAGAGCGGAACCATCGACGCATCGAGTCAGGCGATGGATGAACTTGTAAAGCGTCTTTCAGCCATCAGAAAGCCCCGTGACGAGGTTAAACCTGTACGGTTAGGGGAAATCATCACTGACTACACTGACACGCTTGACAGGCGTCTGAGGAACGGAAAAGAGTCAGATACCCTGAAGACCGGAATCGAAGAACTTGACGCCATCACCGGAGGGATGAACGCAGAAGACCTGGTGATAATCGCCGCTCGTCCTGGTATGGGGAAAACCGAGCTGGCGCTGAAGATTGCCGAAGGCGTTGCAAGCCGTGTTATTCCTGGTTCTGACGTCCGGCGCGGAGTATTGATTTTCTCGATGGAAATGAGCGCATTGCAGATTGCAGAGCGAAGCATCGCCAACGCCGGGAGGATGTCGGTTAGCGTGCTGCGAAATCCTGCATCGATGGATGACGAAGGCTGGGCGCGTGTTGCTAACGGCATGAGTCAGCTTGCAGATTTGGATGTATGGGTAGTCGATGCCTCGCGGTTATCGGTCGAAGAAATACGCTCAATCGCAGAACGGCACAAACAGGAAAATCCAAACCTGTCACTCATCATGGCGGATTATCTTGGCCTGATTGAGAAGCCGAAAGCAGACCGCAACGACCTCGCAATTGCTCACATCTCCGGAAGTCTAAAAGCGATGGCGAAAGACCTGAAAACGCCTGTTATCTCCCTGAGTCAGCTTTCGCGCGATGTTGAGAAGCGACCAAACAAACGCCCGACAAACGCAGATTTGCGTGATTCAGGAAGCATTGAACAGGACGCAGACTCAATCATCATGCTCTATCGGGAAGCGGTATATGACGAGAACAGTAGCGCCGCGCCATTTGCTGAAATCATCGTGACGAAAAACCGTTTTGGCTCACTTGGTACGGTTTACCAGCGGTTCTGTAACGGACACTTTGTTGCATGTGACCAGGATGAAGCCAGACAGATTTGCACAGCATCAAATGCGCCTGCTGCGCGTGGCAGACGATATGCACAAGGGGCTGACGTATGACCATCTACATCACTGAGCTAATAACAGGCCTGCTGGTAATCGCAGGCCTTTTAATATGGGGGAGAGTAATTGGAGGATTTAAGAAATGAGTACGATAGCTGAGCTTGTCAGGGCTAATTTTCGTGAAGAGTTGGTGCGTTGGTATCGGTATCGTTCATCGTCAAGTTTGCCGCTTGATGAGTTGTATGAGCATTCACCTGCCGCACGACGCTATCCGCGTGACCGTGTTCTTCGACGGTTGTTCAAACTCAACAATGAGTTTCAGCGCAACAGAATAATCCGGAGTCTGGATTTAAAGTGAAGGAGTGAGCATGAGTCGACGAAGTAGCTTTTTGGGGTTTGTAATATTCCTGTTCTGCACTGGTTACATCGTAATCTGGTCAATTTCGAACATTGACCGTGGCGGGGAATATCTCATTGTAATGTTCTTTCCTTTGTTTCTTGGGTGGTACGCCGCAAGGTTGCTGGAAGAATGGGGTTACAGGCATAAAAAATAAAGGAGTGTTCAGTGACGCAAACCATTTTTTATTGGATTAAGAGCGAGTGGTAAGTACCGATGGTAAATGCATTTATTTGTAGTTTATTTCTTGTCGCGATTTTTCATGGATTCCTTTTGATGATGAGTTTTGTTCTCTGGAATAATGGATATCGCATATTGGGAGTAGGTTTTGTTTTACGGTTTTCAGTTCTCTGCGCGTTGCTACCGATAATTATGGCGACTATCAAATATTATTGGTAACCCAAAAAATCATCGATGGAGAGTGATATGGACGAATCAAGAAAGCAGTTTGAGGAATACGTTGCCAAAAAATTGAGATTACCATTCGAGATGATAACCGAGGCAAGAAATGGTGATAGGTACTTCGCATTTTCAAGCATGGATATTCGTCACTCCTTAAATGAGTGGTGGACTTTATGGCAGGCATCGCGAGCAGCTATTGAACTGGATATCGACTGGCCAGAATCGAATGACGACTTTTGGAAAGATGGTGAAGAAGGTGCTTATGCGATGGGTTATGAGGATGGGCGTGACAAAACGGTAATTGCAGTAATGAAAGCTATCAGAGCCGCTGGAATTAAAGAGAAGAATTTCGATGAAGCAAACAATCTTCCTCCGAAGTAAGCAACAACAGCAAGCCGCAATCAACGCCATCCTCGCAACACCACTCGATAAAGACAAGCCAGTTACCATCCGCATTACTGACTACAAGCGCAACCTTGACCAGAACGCAAAATTTCACGCGATGCTGGCGGATATCGCACGTCAGGTTCAATGGTGCGGAAAATGGTTAAAACCGGAACAATGGAAGGTTTTGTTGATCAGCGGTCATGCAGTGGCAACAAAACAGGAAGCTGATGTTTTGCCCGGGCTTGAAGGCGAATACGTCAACATTCGCGAAAGTAGCGCGCAGATGAGTGTGAAGCGTATGGCAAGTCTGATTGAGTACACGACAGCATGGGCTATTGGTCAGGGTGTCAGATTTACCGACAGGAGGTACGAATGAGACGACAGCGACGAAGTATCACCGACATCATCTGCGAAAACTGCAAATACCTTCCAACGAAACGCACCAGAAATAAACGCAAGCCAATCCCGAAAGAATCTGACGTAAAAACCTTCAACTACACGGCTCACCTGTGGGATATCCGGTGGCTAAGACATCGTGCGAGGAAATGACGATGACTGCGTATTACAACGAAATAGATCCGTATGCAGCGCAATGGCTGCGTAACTTAATTGACGCTGGAGAAATTGCCCCCGGTTATGTAGATGAAAGGAGTATTGAAGATGTCACACCAGGTGATTTGCGAGGATTTACCCAGCCCCACTTTTTTGCAGGAATCGGAGTTTGGAGCTATGCACTTAGAAAAGCAGGATGGCCAGACAACAAGAGTATCTGGACAGGAAGTTGCCCATGCCAACCTTTCAGCTCGGCAGGCAAAGGAAAAGGGGTTGATGACGAGCGGCACTTATGGCCGGCATTCTTCTGGCTTATTGAAAAATGCAATCCTGGCATCGTTATTGGCGAACAGGTTGCAAGCGCAGACGGCCTCGCTTGGCTCGACCTTGTACAAACTGACTTGGAAGGTGCGAACTACACCTCTGCAGGTACCGATATTTGCGCTGCGGGCTTCGGTTCTCCGCACATCAGGCAGCGATTGTATTGGGTGGCCTACTCCAACGACAAATATCAACTTTCAGCCAGAAACGCGCAGGGGAATTCAGAACCTATCTGGATGCGTGAGACTAGCGGGATGGCAAACTCCTTTAGCGAACGATGCAACAGGTTCAACGCATTGCTACAGCGGAAAAGACAAGAGCGGAACCCCAAGAATCTGCTTGAAACTTCCAGGGACGGTGAAGCCATGTACTCATTACCGGTTAACGGCTTCTGGAGAGATGCAGACTGGCTTTACTGTAGAGATGAAAAATATCGTCCAGTTAGACCCGGCTCATTCCCGATGGTTAATGGCATTGCCAAAAGCTTGGGACGAGGCAAGTCCACACTGGGAGGAATGGCAAAGCGCAATCAAGATCAGCGAATTATTGGATATGGAAACGCAATCAATGCAGAAGTAGCAACGGCATTCGTGAAAGTTTGTATGGAGGTTGTTAATGCTTAGCCTATCCCAATCCCTTCAATACCAGAAAGAAAGCGTCGAGCGAGCTTTAACGTGCGCTAACTGCGGTCAGAAACTGCATGTGCTGGAAGTTCACGTGTGTGAGCACTGCTGCGCAGAACTGATGAGCGATCCGAATAGCTCAATGTACGAGGAAGAAGACGATGAGTGATTACCTGAAATGGTATCTCTGCCACCGCTGGTTAATTAAGTTTGCTGTAAAAGACTGGATGACAGCGGATGCCAACAAGCTTAAGCAAAGAAAGGACTATTACTACGCCAGAATGAAGGAAAACTACTGCTCAATTCGCACTCGCATATTTATTAAAAAAGACCTTCAGTCAATTCTTCAATTGCGAGGGAAGGTAAATGGCTAACCTACGCAAAGAAGCGCGCGGCAGAGAATGCCAGGTACGTATTTACGGCGTATGCAATGGTAATCCTGAAACTACAGTTCTGGCACATTACCGGATGGCTGGAATTTGCGGAACGGGAATGAAGCCTGACGACCTGATCGGCGCATGGGCTTGTAGCGCGTGTCACGATGAAATCGACCGACGCACCCATAATCTCGACAACAAAGACGCCAGACTTTACCACCTCGAAGGCGTGATCAGGACGCAGGCGATACTGCTGAAGGAGGGAAAGATTAAGCCATGAACGAATATCAGTTTGTGCTTCCATACCCGCCGTCGGTGAATACCTACTGGCGAAGACGAGGAAGCCAATACTACATCAGCGATAAAGGCCAGAAATACCGAAAAGACGTTCAGCAAATCATCCGCCAACTTAAGTTAGACATTTTCACCAAATCACGACTCCGCATCAAAGTAATCGCAGACGTTCCAGACTCCCGCCGCCGCGACCTCGATAACATCCTGAAAGGTTTACTCGACTCCCTTATCCACGCCGGATTTGCGGAAGACGACGAGCAATTCGATGACATTCGCGTAATTCGTGGTGTGAAAGTACCAGGCGGACGGCTTGGAATAAAAATCACCGAACTGGAGAACGTATGAACGCCACAATTCAAACGATACCAGAGCTTCTTATCCAGACACGAGGCAATCAGACCGAAGTGGCGAGGATGCTTTCCTGCGCAAGAGGAACAGTGCTCAAGTACAACCGAGACAGCAAAGGTGAGCGTCACGTAATAGTTAACGGCGTCCTGATGGTCAAACAAGGCAAGAGGGGAAGACGATGAGCATAAGAGAACTAAACCTCACCAAAGAGCAGCACGAGTGGCTGAATGGCTGGCTTGAACTGTGGGGCGCATGGGTTTATTCAGGTCGTCTGGAAAAGCGCATGAGCAGCGTAATAGCGAAGTTCATGGAGAGCGTAGAGCCGGGAAGAGTTATGACAAGGCCAATGTGTAATGATGATGATGGAATGTTGATTTCTCAGGTCGTCGATTCCGTCATGTGCATTGACAAGAAAGCCTTTGGAATCCTCCTCAGCTACTACGCTCATGGTTCATCTAAGCGAGCAATTGCATCCTACTATCACGCGACTGCAAAGCCACGCAAGATGTGTGGACGTGGTGGCGAGGGATGGAGAAAGCCTTCACTGGCAACCTGTAGAAACGAAATTGACGACATCCTGAAAGCGTCGTTATTTGTTTTGTACCAACCAATGCAAAATGCTTTCAAAATGCGTAAACGTGTTGAGAAAGTTAAGCATGTTGCTGTTAAAAGTCTTGACATGCAATTAGCCATTTAGCCATAATATTCACATATGCTGCTGCTTTTGCATTCAGCAACCATCACAAGCCCACCTCCTGTGGGCTTTTTTGCATTCGCGTGCAATCAAAACAAGAGTCTTAGTGATATGGGCCTGAGATATGGTGGTGGAAACATCGCTCCGCTCTTGGCTGTCATATCTACGCGAACAGGCTCTATCCCTAAGGTAAAGCGATGAAAGAAATAAAATTAACGCCAGAAATGGTGCTTTCTGTTGTTGATTACAATCCATCGTCAGGCGACTTTCACTGGAGATGGAGGCAGGGGAGAGAGAGGACCACTTTGACATGGAACTCTCGTTTTGCTTTCAAGAAATGCTCATCAATAAATTCTGATGGGTATTTAATGATTATGATTAATGGTAAAGCATACCCTGCTCACAGACTGGCATGGTTGATTGTTTATGGCACCATGCCCGATGGTTTTATTGATCACATCAACAGGGTAAGAACAGATAACCGGATATCAAATCTTCGTCTTGTCACTCATTCCGAAAATATGCAAAACAGGAAAATTCAGAAGAATAATAAATCTGGATACCGTGGCGTGTCTTGGGATGCTAAGTACGGGAAATGGAGAGCAAGAATTAATGCGTCTGGAAAGTGTATTAACCTTGGATACCATGACACTGCCGAACTTGCCGCTGCGGCTTTTGAGGCAGCCAGAATGAAATATCATACCGTTTAAAGATGTAAGCTGCCGTTAGTGACTCTTAAGTTGCAACGGTGGCTTTTTTTATTTGGGTCAGTCGTATAAAGGTCATTACGGAAGGCTGTTAACCTTCTTATCGTGGTTCGAGTCCACGCTGTCCCGCCAAATATGCTGGTTTAGCTCCAATGGTAGAGCAGTCGCCTTGTAAGCGAATGGGTAGCGGTTCAAGTCCGTTAACCAGCACCATAACTGAGCCGTAGCCACTGGCTATCCTGAATTCATCAGTGATAGTTATGCTGCGGCCTTCTACACATGACCATCGTGAAAGCGGGTGGCAAGAGGCTGCGCTAACAACCTCCTGCCGTTTTGCCCGTGCATATCGGTCACGAACAAATCTGATTACTAAACACAGTAGCCTGGATTTGTTCTATCAGTAATCGACCTTATTCCTAATTAAATAGAGCAAATCCCCTTATTGGGGGTAAGACATGAAGATGCCAGAAAAACATGACCTGTTAGCCGCCATTCTCGCGGCAAAGGAACAAGGCATCGGGGCAATCCTTGCGTTTGCAATGGCGTACCTTCGCGGCAGATATAATGGCGGTGCGTTTACAAAAACAGTAATCGACGCAACGATGTGCGCCATTATCGCCTGGTTCATTCGTGACCTTCTCGACTTCGCCGGACTAAGTAGCAATCTCGCTTATATAACAAGCGTGTTCATCGGCTACATCGGTACTGACTCGATTGGTTCGCTTATCAAACGCTTCGCTGCTAAAAAAGCCGGAGTAGAAGATGGTGGAAATCAATAATCAACGTAAGGCGTTCCTCGATATGCTGGCGTGGTCAGAAGGAACAGATAACGGACGGCAGAAAACCAGAAATCACGGTTATGATGTTATTGTCGGTGGCGAGCTGTTCACTGATTACTCCGATCACCCCCGCAAACTTGTCACGCTAAATCCGAAACTCAAATCAACAGCCGCCGGACGTTACCAGCTTCTTTCCCGTTGGTGGGATGCCTATCGTAAGCAGCTTGGCCTGAAAGACTTCTCTCCGAAAAGCCAGGACGCTGTGGCACTGCAACAGATTAAAGAGCGTGGCGCTTTACCGATGATTGATCGCGGTGATATTCGTCAGGCTATCGACCGTTGCAGCAATATCTGGGCTTCACTGCCTGGCGCTGGTTATGGTCAGTTCGAGCATAAGGCTGACAGCCTGATTGCAAAATTCAAAGAGGCTGGCGGAACGGTCAGAGAGATTGAGGTATGAGCAGAGTCGCCGCGATTATTTATGCTCTGGTTATCTGCATCATCGTCTGCCTGTCATGGGCTGTTAATCATTACCGTGATAACGCCACCGCCTACAAAGAGCAGCGCGATAAAGCCATATCCATCATCGCTGATATGCAGAAGCGGCAACGTGATGTAGCAGAACTCGACGCCAGATACACAAAGGAGCTTGCTGATGCTAACGCGACTATCGAAAGTCTCCGTGCTGATGTTTCTGCTGGGCGTAAGCGCCTGCAAGTCGCCGCCACCTGTGCAAAGTCAACGACCGGAGCCAGCGGCATGGGCGATGGAGAAAGCCCAAGACTTACAGCAGATGCTGAACTCAATTATTACCGTCTCCGAAGTGGAATCGACAAGATAACCGCGCAGGTTAACTACCTGCAGGAGTACATCAGGACGCAATGCCTGAAATAATTTTTTTGCAAATCACAAAGTCAATTTAATGAGCCTCGCGATGCGGGGCTTTTTTATGTCCGCAGTAAACGCGCTTCACACGCGCGACTTATGAACACAGAACCTTTCAGGATGACCCTTGAGGATGCCGGTTTGGTGATCGGTGCCTTTCTGTGGGCCGGAATCCTGTGTGACAAGGTTCATCACTAAAAGGTGAACACTGATGAATTATCCAACTATCGTTAACGGCATCGATTTCCGAGATCTGATTTTTGTGGCAAACAACGATCCGGTTACAGATTCTTTTATGGTGGCAAAAGCATTTGGAAAGCTGCCGAAGAACGTGGTTCGTGACATTGAACGAACCATAGAAGCTTGCCCTCCTGAGTTTGATACAAAGCTCAACTTTGAGCTTTGCTATAAAAACAATGAGTTACAGAATGGTAAGCCGCAAAAATTCTACCGTCTCCGCAAGGATGGGTTGATGCTTTTGGTTATGTCCTACACCAAAAAAGAAGCAATGCGTATCAAAATTGCTTACATCAACGCATTCAACTGGATGTACGCCATGCTTCAGGTTGGTCATCGTCAATTTGAAGAAGAGAGAAATGCCGTAATGCTGGAGTACATGAAAGAGAAGGATGTTGCCAGCATGTCAGGCCGCCTGCTTAATCGCTGGGGAAAAATTAAGAAGCCTCAGCTACTGGCGAGAATTGAACGCCTTGAACAGCACGGGCAAACCGTAATCCCCGGACTCACCAATTAACGGCAGTACAGCGAAACAACCCAAGCCAGAAAGTGGGGAAATAACACTGGCAGCCACTGAAAGATGAACCTCCTGCCTTATGGCAAGAAAGATTCTTTGTGGTGGCGGACTGATGGAAAGACATCGGTTATTGCAGAGGTCATTCAATGAGTGGTCTCGACAATGGCTTATACCCTACACGGGATAACTTAACTGATATCCCTTTTAACGGATAAACGGAGCCAACAATGGCAGAGATTATTCCCATGACTGAAGAACAGAAATTCCAGTTAGAGATTTACAAGCTGGTCATGAACCAGAACGCAGCCGCAGAAGAAGCATTTCAATTCATTGGCACTGACGAGCTGAAGCTTGAGCTATTCAAAATTCACTTCCAGTCAGGCGGCGCTAATTCAGATATCACGACCCGCACTATCGAAGCGGTACGTAAATCGAAGGAGGCGTTAGACCTGTTCACTACCGGAGCATAAACATGGCGCGCCCAACAAAGTATCAAGAGGCGTATGCCGAACAGGCACGCAAACTGTGCTTGCTGGGCTACACCGATGCAGAGCTTGCTGATTTCTTCGAAGTCAGTGAGTCAACTATTAACAAGTGGAAGCTTGATTATCCTGAGTTTTCGGAGTCCATAAAAAAGGGTAAGGCCGTCGCTGATGCAGAAGTTAGTGATCGTCTTTATCAACGCGCTATGGGCTTCGTGGCTCCAGACATCGATATTCGTGTTATTGAAAACAGAATTGTCGAAACTCCGCTTGAGAAGTATTACCCGCCTGATACAACCGCCGCCATCTTCTGGCTTAAGAACCGACAGAAGGATAAATGGCGCGATAAGGTTGATCACGAGCTAACAGGCAAAGACGGCGGCGCAATCCAGATTGAAACATCACCGATGAGCACTCTATTCGGAAAATGACCTCGATTAATCCTATCTTTGAACCGTTCATTGAGGCGCATCGCTATAAAGTCGCCAAAGGCGGTCGAGGTAGCGGTAAGTCATGGGCAATCGCGAGGCTGCTTGTTGAAGCGGCGCGTCGGCAGCCGGTGCGTATTCTCTGCGCTCGTGAACTGCAAAACAGTATCAGCGATTCGGTAATCCGGTTGCTTGAAGACACCATAGAGCGGGAAGGGTATTCGGCTGAGTTTGAAATTCAGCGTTCAATGATTCGTCATCTCGGAACGAATGCTGAGTTCATGTTCTACGGCATCAAAAACAACCCGACGAAGATTAAATCGCTCGAAGGCATTGATATCTGCTGGGTGGAGGAAGCGGAAGCGGTAACGAAGGAATCATGGGATATCCTGATACCAACCATCCGCAAGCCATTTTCCGAAATATGGGTGAGCTTCAACCCGAAAAACATCCTCGACGATACCTATCAGCGATTCGTAGTAAACCCTCCCGATGATATTTGTCTGCTGACGGTGAACTACACCGACAACCCGCACTTTCCTGAAGTTCTCCGTCTGGAGATGGAAGAGTGCAAACGCAGAAATCCGACACTGTATCGTCACATCTGGCTTGGTGAGCCGGTAAGCGCAAGTGATATGGCAATCATCAAACGTGAATGGCTTGAAGCCGCAACCGATGCGCACAAGAAACTCGGATGGAAAGCGAAAGGTGCGGTTGTTTCTGCGCATGACCCGTCAGATACAGGGCCAGATGCTAAAGGTTACGCATCGCGTCACGGTTCGGTGGTTAAGCGCATTGCCGAAGGTCTGCTGATGGACATCAACGAGGGTGCTGACTGGGCTACTTCGCTGGCGATTGAAGACAGCGCTGACCATTACCTGTGGGATGGTGATGGCGTCGGTGCGGGGCTACGCAGACAGACAACGGAAGCATTCTCCGGTAAGAAAATCACCGCCACGATGTTCAAGGGCAGTGAATCGCCATTCGATGAAGATGCGCCGTATCAGGCCGGAGCATGGGCTGATGAAGTCGTACAGGGCGACAACGTTCGCACTATTGGTGATGTGTTCCGCAATAAGCGAGCGCAATTCTATTACGCGCTGGCTGACAGGCTGTATCTGACATATCGGGCGGTTGTCCACGGTGAGTATGCAGACCCCGACGACATGCTGAGCTTCGACAAAGAAGCGATAGGCGAGAAGATGCTGGAGAGGCTGTTTGCAGAACTGACGCAGATTCAGCGCAAATTCAATAATAACGGGAAGCTGGAGCTTATGACTAAGGTCGAAATGAAGCAGAAGCTCGGTATCCCATCTCCTAACCTGGCTGATGCGCTGATGATGTGTATGCATTGCCCGGAGTCGGCTGCGCAACCCGACTATTCCAGTTACTCAATTCCTTGTGGTGTAGGTTGATATGGCAGAAAAAAAGATGACTGACTGGCATCGCAAGGTGCTGTGCAACTTTGATAATGCCTGGTCAGCAACGCAGGATATGCGTGAGCAGATTATTGAGGCTCAACGTTTCGTCCGGGTGTCCGGCGCACAGTGGGAAGGCAGCACAAACGCTGGTTACTCATTTGATGAAGGCAGGTTTGAGCATTACCCGCGCTTTGAACTGAATAAGATTGCCCGTGAATGTGATCGCATCATTGGCGAGTATCGACAGAATCGCATCAGCGTTAAATTCAGGCCGAAGGACGATAAGGCATCGGAAGCGTTAGCCGAAAAGATGAACGGCAAATTCCGCGCTGACTATCAGGAAACATCCGGTGGCGAAGCGTGTGATAACGCATTTGATGATGCTGTAACGGGCGGATTCGGTTGTTTCCGCATGTGTGCCGATTACGAAGATGAAATGGATCCGAGTAACGAGCAGCGCCGCATCAGCCTTCTTCCTGTTTACGACCCAGCGACATGCGTCTTCTTCGATCAGGACAGCAAGCAATATGACCGTTCTGATGCTATGTGGGCTATGGAAATGTTCTCCATGACGCCTAAAGCGTTCGAGACTGAATACCCTGATTCCATCGCGGCAAGCCTTTCTCGTGATGACACTGGCACTCAGTATGACTGGTCAACGCCCGATGCCATCTATGTTGGACGCTACTACGAAGTTCGCATAGAGAAGGTGAAGCTCACGGCGTGGCGCAACCCTGTTAGCGGAGAAACGGCAATCTATGATGAAGAGCAAATCAAAGATATTGTTGACGAGCTGACCGATGGCGCATTCGAACTGATTGGCGAGCGGACAGTGAAGAAACGCCGCGTTTATTGCGGCCTTCTGTCTGGCGCTGAATGGCTGGAAGAACCGAAGCGTATTCCGGGCGAACATATTCCTCTCATCCCGGTATATGGGCGTCGCTCATTTGTTGATAATCAGGAGCGAATCGAAGGCCACGCTGCAAAAGCGATGGATGCACAGCGTCTTGAGAACCTGATGGTTTCCATGATTGCAGATAACGCTACTCAGGCTGGCGGTGATGGCATTCCTATCGTGGATGTTGATTTCATTCCCGGTCCATTAATGAATCACTGGGCAGAGAGGAATAAGAAAAGACCAGCAGTTCTTCCCATGACCAGCAAGAAGGACAAAAACGGAACGGTCATTTCAGAGGCTCAGGTTGCTGGCTGGACGCCTCCGACACAAATGCCTCCAGCTCTTGCCGGGCTATTGCAGTACACCGGAACGGCTATTCAGCAAATTACAGGTGCTTCGCAGCTTGAGAACATGCCGAGCAACGTCGCCACCGATACCGTTGATAGCATTTTTAACCGGATGGACACGCAGTCCTATATCTACATGGACAACATGGCTAAATCCATGCGTCGCGCTGGCGTTGTGTGGCTTTCTATGGCGCGTGAAGTCTATGGCAGCGATACGCCGATGCGTATCGTTAATGAGGACGGCAGCGATGACGTGGCGCTGATGACTGGTGAAGTGGTTGACCGTCAGACAGGGCAGGTTATCGCGCTTAACGACCTTTCGCAGGGTAACTATGAAGTGACTGTCGATGTCGGTCAGTCGTTCGCTACTCGCCGTGATGCAACGGTTAAGTCGTTACTTTCCATGCTGGCACTTATCCCGCCAGGAACGCCGAAGCATGACCTTGTATCGTCGATGATTCTCGACAATATGGACGGCGAAGGGATGGACGACCTGAAAGAATACAACCGCAATCAGTTGCTTCTGTCTGGCGTTATCAAGCCGAGAACGCCTGAAGAACAGCAAATGGTTGAGCAGGCGAAACAACAACAGGCCAGTCAGCCAGATCCGGCTATGGTTGCTGCGCAAGGTCAGCTTCTTGCTGGTCAGGCTGAATTGCAGAAAGCGCAGAACGAACAAGCAGCCATTCAGGTTAAAGCATTCCAGGCACAGACGGATGCTCAGGTTGCTGCGGCAAATGTTGTGAAAATCCTCGCATCTGCCGATAGCCAGCAAAAATCTGATATCCGTGAGGCGCTGAAACTGCTCGGACAGTTCCAGCAACAGCAAGGAGATAATGCCCGTGCTGATGCAGAGCTTGTCCTGAAGAGTCAGGCGCAGGGCCATGCGCAGCGCATGGACATCAACAGCATCCTGCAAAAATCAACTCAGCAACAACCACAGCAGTAATTAACCCATAACGTGCAATGGCTGTCTTTATGAGGCCTGGCACCCTATTGCCTTCCGATGGGCTGAACATCGAGTAAACAGGGGTAAAAAATGGACCAGATGGCAGAAAACACACCAGAAGTTGAAATCGAAACCGACGCGTCAGAGCAGATTCCTGATGATGTCGAACTGGCTGAAGAAGTCGAAACAGCAGATGGCAGTGAGTCCTCAGGAAATGATGCAGAGGAAGCTACTGACACTGATGACGACGAATCAGAACAGGAATTCTACTTTGGTGACGAAAAGCTGGATTCGCCAACCAGCGAAGATGGAGCTGAGCATGGACTGGTAAAACACTTGCGCAAGACGATTAAAGAGAAAGACCGCGAGCTGAAAGAGCTGATGCGTCAGTCTCAGAAACCCGTCGAGCAGCAGCCGGTAATCACTCAACCACCGCGAATGCCAAAACTGGACGATGAGGACATCGGTTTCGATGAAGAAATCTACCAGCAACGCATGGCTAAGTGGGCAGAGGATAACGGCAAATACCAGGAGCAAGTACGAGAGCGGAAACGAGAGGAAGAGGCGCGTACCGCAACGCTTCAGCAGAAAGCAGCCAATTACATGCAGAGAGTAAAAGCACTGAAAGTGGCTGGCTACCAGGATGCAGAGCAGGCTGTACGCGAAGATGTTCCTGTTCATATTCAGGACATGATCCTTCTTGAGTCAGAGAAGCCGGAAATCGTTGTTCTGGCGCTCGGTCGCAACGCTGAACTGCGCAAGCAACTGGCAGAAGCTACCAACCCCGTAGCAATTGGTCGTCTGCTGGAACGTATCGAATCGAAGGCCAGAATCATGCCAAAAGCAAAAACCACGGCAGCCACAACCCCGACAGTTAAGGGGAGCAACGGCGCAGTAATCAATAACCTCGACAAACTGAAAGCCAAGGCGCTGGAAACTGGTGACTGGACGCCGTATTTCGCCGCTAAAAAGGCAAAAAAATAACCTATCGGAGCATTAAGCATGGCTAACCAATTAGCAAAAGACCTTGAAATCATGTTCGAAAACTACGTTGAAGGCTTTGAGGCCGCCTGCGTAGTTTCCCGTAACGCTAAAAAATTCCGTCCCGGTGATACAGCAATGCAGCGAGCAGGTGATGTTCTGTATCGTCCGCAGCATTACCACATGAACATTGAGGAAGGCCTCGACCTCAGCAGCAAAACACCAACAGCACTGGTTCAGCGCCTTGTTCCTTCTGTGTTCAAGGAGCCGAAAAACATTCTGTACACTCTGGATGCGCGTGAAATGCGTGACCCGGAACATAAAACTGAAGCTGGTCGCGCCGCAGGTATGCGCCTTGCTGCACAGATTGACTCTGACCTGATTTCCATGGTCACGCAGCGTGCTACTAACGTGATCACAATGGCTGACTCAACCACTGGTTCACAGGGCCGTGATTTGTGGAACTGTGCGGCAGGTATTGATGCCACCATGACGGCGATTGGTGTACCACAGGGTATCAACCGCCGCTCTTTCTGGAACCCCTTCAACTATAAAGACCTTGCTGGCGAGCTTGGTCACCGTGCTTATGCTCAGGGCGCAACCCTGACAGCATACGAAAAAGCGCAGATCCCTCCGGTTGCGTCCTTCGATAGCTACAAGACCGATATTTCCGGTCGTGTTCCGAAGGGTACAGCAACTTCCATTACGCTGGCAGCAACACCTGCGCACAAGGTTGAAGCGAAAGATGCTAACGATATGCCAGTGGATAACCGACAGGGGACCATTACGGTATCTGCTGAAGGTTTGCAGGTTGGCGATGCGTTTACCATCGCAGGGGTGAATTCCGTACACCAGATCACCAAAGATACCACCGGGCAGCCGCAGGTATTCCGCGTTCTGGCAGTTAGCGGAACGACAGTAACTATATCCCCGAAAATTCTGCCGCCTGACAACGCGGATGTCGCCAGCCGTCCATATGCAAACGTTGATGCTAATGCGGCAAGTAGCGCAGCAATCACCATTCTCAACAAAAATGCCGCACCGGCTAACCTGTTCTGGGCTGATGGTTCTGTTGAACTGATGTACGGCAAACTGGCGTTCCCGACTGGTCAGGGTCCACAGGTAATGACAGCAACCACCGAGCAGGGCGCTACGCTGATCATGTCTTATGCCTTCGACCACATCAAAGGCGTAACCACTGCTCGTTTCACCACTCTGTACGGTTGCTCTGTACTTGTTCCTGAATATACGGGCATCGTTATTGCCGGGCAGTAATTTTGGTGGGGCTTCGGCCCCATTTTTATTGGGAGAAGACAATGGCACGAACAATGCTCTATAAGCCGGGCAACATGATCACCTGTGGTCAGTTTGCTGTCGATTACATCATTGTTGATGACGAAGAAGTTAAATCTCACCTGAAAAAAGGCTGGGTAAAAACTCCTGAAGAAACCGCAACGAAGCAAAAAGTGGCTAAGGCGGAAGAAGATGGCGAAAACGAAGGGTGATCTCGTTCTTAAGGCTTTACGAAAAGCCGGGCTGTATTCCAATGCCACGTTGACAGATGCCGACCCTCAGGCAATTGAAGATGCCATTAATGACCTCGAAGACATGATGGCAGCATGGCAGGCGAAAGGTATCGAGCTTGGATATCAGTTTGCTGATACAGAAAACGGCATCATGCCGTTACCTGACGATGATTCAGGTATCCCTGCATGGGCAAATGATGGCGTCGCTTTGAAGCTCGCTGTGCAGGTGTGCATGGATAACGTCATTCAGCCGTCGGATGCTCTCCTGACCGCTGCTGACAGTGCATATCAGACAATCTGTATCGCTTTAACAAAAATACCACCACTTGAGCGACGAAATGACATGCCTCGCGGTAGTGGTAACAAAAGCGCGTTTACGTGGAATCGGTTTTACATCGAGAAAGATGATCCGAGTACGTGAGGTGAATAAATGCCGATTCAGCAACTTCCGCTTATGAAAGGTGTCGGCAAAGATTTCCGAAACGCCGACTATATCGACTATCTGCCAGTGAATATGTTGGCTACACCCAAAGAAATCCTTAACAGCAGCGGATATCTTCGTTCATTCCCGGGCATTGCCAAACGTTCTGATGTGAACGGAGTATCGCGAGGCGTCGAGTACAACATGGCGCAGAATGCTGTTTATCGCGTGTGTGGTGGAAAGCTGTACAAAGGAGAAAGTGAAGTCGGTGATGTTGCCGGAAGTGGTCGCGTATCAATGGCGCATGGTCGGACATCACAGGCGGTAGGCGTTAATGGTCAACTGGTCGAGTATCGCTATGATGGCACGGTTAAAACCGTCTCAAACTGGCCTACAGACAGCGGATTCACACAGTATGAGTTAGGTTCAGTTCGCGACATTACGCGCTTACGTGGCCGTTATGCGTGGTCAAAAGACGGCACCGATTCATGGTTTATCACTGACCTTGAAGACGAATCGCATCCTGACCGATACAGCGCACAATATCGCGCAGAATCACAGCCTGACGGCATCATCGGAATCGGAACATGGCGAGACTTCATCGTCTGCTTTGGTACATCGACTATTGAATATTTCTCCCTGACTGGTGCAACCACAGTTGGTGCTGCTTTGTATGTCGCACAGCCATCGCTGATGGTGCAGAAAGGCATTGCCGGGACTTACTGCAAAACACCATTCGCTGATTCTTATGCGTTCATCAGCAATCCGGCAACGGGTGCGCCGTCTGTGTACATCATCGGTTCCGGGCAGGTGTCACCAATCGCCAGCGCGAGCATTGAGAAAATTCTTCGCACCTACACTGCTGATGAACTGGCTGATGGCGTAATGGAATCGCTGCGGTTTGATGCTCATGAATTGCTGATTATCCATCTTCCGCGTCACGTCCTCGTGTACGACGCATCTTCAAGCGCCAATGGTCCGCAATGGTGTGTGTTGAAAACAGGCCTGTATGACGATGTGTACCGCGCTATCGACTTCATTTACGAAGGCAATCAGATAACGTGCGGCGATAAGCTGGAATCCGTGACCGGGAAATTGCAGTTCGATATCAGCAGCCAGTACGACAAGCAGCAGGAACACCTGCTGTTTACTCCACTATTCAAAGCAGATAACGCCAGAGTTTTCGACCTTGAGGTTGAATCGTCAACTGGCGTTGCGCAGTACGCCGACCGCCTGTTCCTCTCTGCAACCACTGACGGCATAAATTACGGACGTGAGCAGATGATTGAGCAGAATGAACCGTTCGTTTACGACAAGCGTGTTTTGTGGAAGCGAGTAGGGCGCATCAGGAAAAATGTCGGCTTCAAACTTCGCGTTATCACGAAGTCACCTGTAACTCTGTCTGGCGCTCAGATAAGGATTGAGTAATGGCGGATTCATCACTGAATAATCCTGTAGCGGTTCAGGCTACGCGCCTTGATGCTTCAATTTTGCCACGCAATATATTCAGCCAGTCTTACCTGCTGTATGTCATTAATCAGGGGGCTGATGTAGGCGCAATTGCCGGGAAGGCAAATCAGGCTGGTCAGGGCGCTTATGACGCGCAGGTAAGGAACGATGAGCAGGATGTGATTCTCGCTGACCATGAGCAGCGAATTTCTGCTGCGGAAGCAACGCTTGTTAATCATGAGGAGCGAATCAGCCAGGCAGAATCAACTCTTCAGGACCATGAAACACGAATCGCTCAGAATGAAAGCGATATTGCGTCGCTTGATACCAGAGTTCAGTCGCTGGAATCGCAGGTTTCAGACCATGAAACGCGCATCGATGCTCTGGAGTATGCAACTACTCGCAAGAAGTCAGAGGTTGTTTACTCTGGCGTATCTGTAACCATCCCGACAGCGCCGACCAACCTTGTTAGCCTGCTGAAAACGCTCACGCCGTCATCTGGCACGTTGACACCATTCTTCGACACCGTTAACAACAAGATGGTTGTGTTCAACGAGAACAAAACCTTGTTCTTCAAGCTGTCGATCGTCGGGACGTGGCCCAGCGGAACCGCCAACAGGTCAATGCAGCTAACATTCTCCGGTTCTGTTCCTGACACACTGGTAAGCAGTCGCAACTCGGCGACAACAACCGATAACATCTTGTTAGCTACGTTCTTCAGCGTGGATAAAGACGGCTTTCTTGCCACAAATGGCAGCACGTTAACCATTCAGTCGAATGGTGCGGCGTTTACTGCCACAACCATCAAAATCATTGCGGAACAATGACAAACATAGACGCTATTACTGGCTCACAATTAATGAGATTGTGGGGTGTTAGCTCGTGGATTGATCCGGGGGCTAACTATTATTTGTGGGATGGGTGTTGCGTATTTGCCATGGTGAAACAATCAGGCTTCTATGACATCCATGTTGCAATGGATAAACGAAGATGGAGTGAGTGCAGAAAAGCTGGTGAATCAATTCTTAAAATGTTTGGCCACCATAAATTGCGGGCGGTAATAATCAGCGACAGGCCAAGAGTATGCAACTATGCCAGGAGAATGGGGTTTGGTGAGCGAACGTTACAAATCCTAAGGACTGTAGATGGGCGCGAAAGCGCCTTTTTTATTATGTGGCGTGATCCGGGGGAATATCATGGGCGGAGCAATTAAAGGTGTAACAAATGCTGCCAGCGGGATACTTGGTGGAATAGGTGCCAATTCTGCGAGCAAAGAGTACAAAAAAGCTAATGACAGGCAGCAAAACCTTCAGGAGCAAATGTATCAGCAGCAGATAGCGTTTGGAAAACCTTATCGTGAAGTTGGCGAATCAGCTTTACCACGTTTGCAAAAGCTTGCTGGCATTCCTATTGATCGAAATAAATTATTAGGAGACTACTTTAATTCGCAAGAATTCAAACTCCTAAATGATCAGGCTCGTTATAGTGGGCTTGCATCTGCTGAAGCTACAGGCGGTCTTGGGTCAACGGCTACTGGAAATATGCTGGCTTCTATTGCCCCTCAATTAGGCCAGCAATATCTTTCCATGAAGACAGCAGAGCAGCAGGATATGTATAACCAGTTAATGGGGTTAACGAATGTTGGGTTAACTGCTGCTGGTATGGGTAGTGCGGCATCGGCAAATAACTCAAATGTTTTAACGTCACTTATAGGTGAATCAGGGCAAATCAGGGGGGCGCAAAAAGCCTTACCATGGCAGACGGCAGCCAGTGCTAACTCATCATTAGGTAATGGCGCATCTCAGGATGTTAACTCTTTCACTAACATGTTTGGTGGATTTTTAGGAGGATTATTCTGATGGCTTATAGTATTGGCAGCCCATTAAATCTGATGTCATTAGTTCCTGACTTCAGACTGGAAGGATTGAAAGAAGCTCAAACCTTTGCCACGACACAGCAAGGTATAGCGCAGGGAATAGATAACCAGCGGGCTATTCGACAGGATGCCAGACAGCAGGAATTCTATAAAGCTATGAATGAAACTCCTCCTGAACAAATAGCTTCTCTGCGTAGAAAATTCCCTGAGTTTACTCAGGCTATACAACAGGAGTTAGGTATTCAGAGTGCTGAGCATTCAGCATTTGTTAATTCAGCTTTAAATAAAATATCAATTGCTGCATCTACAGGAAATCCAAATGAAATTGCAAATGCTCTGAATAGCAACAGCGCAGCATTATTAAGTCTTGGTGTGAGTAAGGATGATGCATGGCAGCTTTATCAACAGGATCCGGCCAGGTTTAATAGTCTGTTAAATGCTAGCCGCCTTGCCACTCTGCCTATGGATAAACAGTTTGATGTGCAGCATCAACGCGATCAGCTTAATGAGACAATCCGCAGCAATAAAGCTGGGGAAGGTTTACAGGCGCAAAGCATTGCTGTTAGCCGTGAAAACTCCCTGCGCACTGCTGGAGGTGCTGTTCCTGCATCTGTTAAAGAATATCAATATTTCAACAGCCTGTCTCCAGAGCAACAAAAGACATATCTTCGTGTTCGAGGCCGTCCTGATGCTGGCGGGGAGAATGTTGTGCAACTGGCAGATGGCAGAACGGTAACGGTTGGTAAGAAGCTTCACGGCGCTGGTGCTAACGCGTTCTACGAAGGAATAGACAACGAGGGCAATATGATTCGCGTCCCCGCCAGTTCTATTGCTGCTCCGGCTACATCGGCAGCTAATGCGCAGAATTACGAAATGAAGAAAGATCTTGATGCAATTTCTGGCGCATCAATTGACGATCTTGGCTTCATGACAGGTATTACAGGTTCTTCAGGTTCTTTTGCTCTTGGTGCAGATATTCGTAGCCGGGCATCTGGTGTTGAGGAGAGGAGGCTATACAACGCTGCACAGCGAATCATGGGCAAAATGCAAAATCAGGGGATTGCAGCAGCCCGAGATATGGGGGCATCTGGCATCAACACCGAAGCAGAGGCTAATAGGTATTTTCAGGGTATGCCAAAGCCTGATTTCTCAAGTCCTGAAGCGCTGCAACAATCAATGCGCGACATTCAGCAATATACCGACAATTACAACCAGCAATATAACGTTAATGTTGGTAAATCTCAGCGGCAGCAATCTCAACCTACACAGGTATCACAGCCAGCAGCCAGCAGTAACTTTTCTTCACTATGGGGTGATTAATGGCTAAAGCATGGAAAGATGTTATCGCCTCTCCACAGTATCAGGCGTTAACTGAAGAACAGAAAGCACAGGCTCAAGCGCAATATTTTGATGAGGTTGTTGCCCCTAAGGCTGGTGACAAATGGGCTGAAGCAAGAGATCAGTTTTATGCAGCATACCCTCCGCCTCAGCAGCAGAAAGAAGAACCATCATTGATGCAACAAGCTGGTGATTGGCTCACAGGCGGTCAAAGTGCAGGGCAAATTGCAGAGCAGGCTGGTCGTGGTCTGGTAAACATACCATTTGACGTATTGCAGGGTGGCGCAAGTCTGATTAATGCAATCAGTCAGGGGCTTGGTGGGCCCAAGGTTTTGGATGATGTCTATCGTCCAGTCGATCGACCGACAGACCCTTACGCGCAAGCCGGTGAAACAATTGGTGGGTATCTCCTGCCAATTGGCACAGCGGCAAAAGCTGCTGGAGCGCCAGCAAAGCTCGCTGGAGATATCAGTTCCGCAGGAAACATGATTGCAGGTTCTCTTGCTGATGCTGCAAATCAGGAGGGTGATTTTGCACAAAATGCTGCCATTAACGGTGGTATCAATATTGGTGCTCAAGGCGTTCTTTCAGGTGTCGGGCGCGTTATTGCGCCAAGGGTTTCACAGGCTCTTGGTGGTGCAGCACTGAATTCTGCTAATGATGTTTCGAAAATGGCAAAGTCAGGTACAGGAAGAGAGATTATTGCCAGACAGTCAGCTAACGTGTCAGACGAAATAGCAAAAGCAGCAGATACTGCTGGAATAGATATCAACGCATTAACTCCTGGCATGAGATCAGGTAGTCGTGGTCTTGCTCAGGCGGAGGGGATTCTGGCGTCAAAGCCCGGAATTACACAGGATGCACACACCAAAGCATTCAGTGAAATAGAGTCGAAATTTAACTCAGCATTGGATGAGTTTGGGGCTGAAGCAGGAACTGCATCAGAAAAAAGTGCAGCCATAAAACAGAGGGTTTTGGCAAGCATTGATAAAATGAAAAATTCAGAAAAGGCCGCATGGGATAGCGTCCGCTCCACGATGCCTGACGCAAAGGCCAGAATGTCAAACCTGAACGCTACAATTCAGGGTGATATTTTGGCTGGCATGCCGCTAACTCCTGAGATGAAACAATTCGCATCTGCTTATGCTAAAACTGGTAAAAAAGGAATCACGTTTGATGCCATGAAGGCATGGCGAAGTAAACTTGCTGACGCAGAGCAGAAGTATATAAGGTCTGGTGAGGCAAATACGGCAAGGCGCATGGCTGAGCTTCGTGATGCAGCAACGGAAGATATGCGCATAATGGCTCAAAATGGCGGTTTTCTTGATGACTGGCAAAAAGCTAATGACCTGTCAAAGGCAAGATTTACAGCACAAGAACAGGCTGAAGCAGCGTTTGGCAGAGACCTTGCAACTGATCAGTTGGTAAATAATGGCTCTAAGGCGTTACAGGGCTCAGCAAAAAGTGGAACAGGTCAGTTCCATAAAATAATAAGCGCCCTACCTGAGTCGGAACGCGCGCCAGCAATTGCATCAATATTACAAGATGCAATGTCGCAAGGGGTACGCGGAGGTAAGTCTGAAGAGGCTGGAATTAAGCATATCGCGACTATTCTTACCCCACAAAACGTGAAGGCAATTAGTCGATATTCTCCAGAACTTGGCAGGATTACAAGTTCATACGGAGAACTTGCAAGAGCAGCAACAAAGCCACTTCGATATGTTGAACAGACAGGGCGATCTATGCCAGCCATTAGCACTCTTGAGAATGGCCTTCATCCAGTTTTAGAGAGCGCATTGTCTGGCGCTTTTAGAACTACTGGCACTATCGCAGGGTTCTCTGGAGGAGGCGTTATTGGAGCAATAGCGGGTGGCGCTGCAGGTGGAGCAATTGATGCAATGGCAAAAGGAGCGATAGCGAAATTATCCGCAACTAGAAGCGGTCGTTACGCTATTGAAAAGGCTGTTCAAGAGGCAACAAAGGCAGTTAAGGTTGGGGCAAGTGATGGTGCATTAGCGGCGGCGGAACGCAGATTTATGGCAAATAAGGCCGCCGTAAAAGCAATACGCGAGGCACTAGGAAACGAAGAGTTCCAGCGTTTAGCAAGGGCTGGAATTGTGGCATCGCTAAGCGGAATGGCACAGGAGTAATTAGTCATCCATGGATGGATTGAGCTTATCTCGTGTTGATGTGGCAATTTTCCCAACATTTTTCAACCAAGATTTTAAGAAGGATATGTCGTCCTTAATATCATGAATATCCTCATTCTTTATACGATCAACCTTATCCTCTAGGCTCTCTATAGAACGCTCAATGCTAGACAGAGAGATTTTTAAGTCTCCTTGATCACGTTCCAGTGAGGATTTGAGAGCACAATATTCGTTTTCTAGAATTCCTATTTTTTTTGTTAGAGAGTGCATTCGATACTCATACACCAAACCAGAAACGACTAATGCAGCCAACAGAAACCATTCAAGCACACCAACCTCCTTAGTTTTGCGCAGGATACCATGAAAAAAGTTAACATTGGAAACGTACCAAAGATGCTCGTTCCGCTCTTTGAGAGCGGTACAATTGTGTTTTGTAGAGACTTTCCAGAATGGCAACGCCTGCATCAAAAACTTGGCGTTGACGTGCATGACTCGGACGCCAACGGAGCGTCTCATACAATGAGTAGCGAGAATGGTGTTTTGCATGTGATAGGCGTGTTCAATGGCAAACTATCTACTATTGCCCATGAGTGCGCTCACATGGCATTCGATATCTGCTCAAGGGTAGGTGTTGATGTTGAACCAGGAAGAGCCAACGAGACTTACTGCTACTTAATGAGCAGGCTTGTTGAGTTCTGCGAGCGACATATCAAAAAGCCGGAGTGACCCGGCTTGATTATTACTTTTTGCTGTCTGGAGTTCGCTTATCCAATACCCAGCCATGACCTGGCTTTGTTGTTGGTGGAAGCCTTTCGTTGTCCTTGACGGTTGCAAAATTGTCTTTCTTACCGCCGCGTGGGCCAACTTCTTGGTATATTCCGCCGTTTTTTCCTGTGTTTTCACCTGGTTTTTTCGCCATGATATACCTCAACATACACCCGTTATTGGGCGATTAAATATTGATCTCATTTTATAAGTAGTCAATATGGCCCAGGTAAATGCAAAAATTAACCCACCTTCAGGTGGGTTTTTTGTACAAATCCTTCAGCGTATCAAACACCATCTTCTTAACAAGCTCTGACTGCTCATCAGCGATGCGTTCCGCATCGTCTCGATAGCCTGAAATTTTGGATGGCTTTGATACAGCATCAGTCACTATCTGAACTAATTCTGAATTAAGAGAGCGACCATTGGATTTGGCTCGCTGTTTTAGTTTTTCCTTTAATTCGTAAGGTAGCCGCAGATTAAATTGCGGGTCATCTCTTCCCATTCTTGATGCCTCGCTTTTGTGAGTGGATCGGCATCTTATTATCTGCTGGTTGCATCCTCAATAAGACCACAGTGGTCTCTTTGTTTGATTAATAATGCATCACTGTGGCAATGCTGCGGCGATTCCTTGTATCTGGAGCAAATTAAATGACAGACATTACAGCCAATGTTGTAGTGAGTATGCCTTCGCAACTCTTCACTATGGCGCGTTCTTTTAAAGCCGTAGCCAATGGCAAAATTTATATCGGTAAAATTGACACTGACCCGGTAAATCCTGAAAACCGGATTCAGGTTTATGTGGAGAACGAAGACGGCTCTCACGTTCCTGTATCGCAGCCAATCATCATTAACGCTGCCGGATATCCTGTATATAACGGACAGATTGCCAAATTCGTTACTGTACAGGGCCATTCTATGGCTGTTTATGATGCGTATGGTTCGCAGCAGTTCTATTTTCCAAACATTCTGAAATATGATCCTGATCAGTTTAAACAAGAACTAGAGAATAAATTTAACAATGGTTCAACTCCATCAATTATAAATTATAAGTACGGTCTTCCAGAAGAAGTAGACGGAGCAACACAAAGGACGCTACAGGATAAACTTGATGACCATGTAAATGTTCGCGATTTTGGTGCAAAAGGGGATGGCATTACTGACGATACAGACGCAATAACAAGTGCCATCATTTACTGCGCATCTAACGGAAAACGCCTGAAGTGGGATTCTGGTGTGTATTTGATTAGCCGCATAAAATGCGGCGGGGATAATTATAACTATGACTGGGTAGCTGATGGCAAGGTTGTCTTAAAGTCAACCGCAAAAGAGCCTCTTGGCCCAAACTGGATTGATGATTATTTCATAAGACTCGAAGGTGGAGATGCCACGCCAATTGACTATAATTCAACAATAAATCCTGGTGACACATCAATATCAATTAACTCAGCATACTCTGTTGATGCAGGCGATATAATTATGATTCATGGCAATCGCTTAATTCAGACAGATAATAGAGGACAGGCTTGTGAAGGTGAAATGCATGTTGTTACTGCTTTTGATAATGCAACAAAAAAAGCGGAGATATCAGGTGCATTTTATTTTTTCTACTCTGCGAGCAATGATTACTCAACGACCGTAACAGCATCTGTATCCGGAGGTGAATTCTCATTTGGTAATGATGCAACATTAACAAAACAATACAATCAGGTAAAAGTAACAGGTGTCACCGGAGCTAACGCCGGAACATCAAGATACATAACTCATTGGGATTACGACACTAAAACAGCAAAATTTGAATATGCTCAGGGACCATTCCCGTTTAAACCATCTGTTGGAGACGTGTTTAAAATCACAAGAAAGGCAAATATATATAAAAGAAAACCATGCTACGGCAGAATTGTTGGTGATTTCAATTTTGAAAGACCTGTCACGCAGAACGCATCTCCTGGTGATTTGGGGTTCCGTGGTCTTGTGATAGATGGCGCTGTTGATATGCATATAGAAGGAATAAAACTAATCGGCTTTTCAGAAACTGGAATTTTTCTTGAGTCATGCTACAGAACGAAAATAATAGAACCATATATTGAATACTCAAACCGTGCATATGATTTAACAAACGGCACTGGTTATGGTGTTGAAATATACAATAGCAGCTATTGCACAGTCGTGGATATGATAGCATTTGCTTGCAGGAGGGGGCTTGATGTAAGCGGGACTCAAATGGTATCACTGTATAATAACATTATAAATCCAACGATGATGGGTGGTGGAACTGCATATGATGGAGTTAAATTTTTCCCTGATGGCGATACAAGAAATTCATGTTGCGGTGGACACGGCCCATCATACGAAACAACTTTTACAGGCGGCAATTCAGTCAATTTGTATTATGCTGGTGTAATACGCGGATTAAATGAAGTGTATGATGGAATGAACGCCAGGGGATTTAGCGGCCCGGCTCCTTTTTTTGTAAGATATAGTGGTGGTGGGTTCACGATTCAGAACTGTAATTATATTGATGGTTTTACTGAGATGTCTTTGCCATACAACTTGAGGTACAAACCTGTGAATGCAACTCAACGTAATCACAGACCTCTTGTTTTTATTGAAACAACTCTGGCACAGACAGACAGAAACTCTTACTATAAAGAACTTCCTGTTGTTATTAAAAATAATACCGCAAGGACTGTTCTCAAGGGCTTTTTACGTTTTGAGGTTAATGATGGCCTCACCCCTCTAATCCAAAATATTTATTTTGGTGGTAATTTATGTATGGCGAACCCAGAAACATCAGACTCTGTATCAGGGCAAACAGAGGCAGTAATGGTTTATTCATCTGTTCCTGGTGCAATAATTGTTCGAAATTTCCATGATCTTGGCGGTAACAGAATTGTTCCTGTTGGAGCAGGATACAGATACTGCGGTATGTTCAACACGCCAGATGGAATAGCAGGAACAATAGTTCAACCAGACGGAAAATATCTAATAACACTTGAAGCCAACAAATCTACAAGTATCCTTGTTGGTGGATACGTACCATGTGTTCGCCTTGATATGCACGACATACTTGATATTCATGGGGTAATTGCAGTTGGTGTTCTTATTCATCGTGGTGAGGCAATTGATTTTTCTCCTTTAAAAGAAATTAATAAGCAAAATGTTGTATTGAAAACCGGAGTTCTTTCAGATAATGATGGTGATGAAAATAACTTAAATATTTCGTTTGACTTTGCAACCATATATTTAAGCAACAAGATGCCAAATAAGATTCAACTATCTATTGAAGTATCAGGAGTGTAATTGTATCAATTTGCTAAATTAAAAAAGGATAAAAATATGGATACAACACCAATAACACATGCAGTATGCGCGGTTATTGCGCAGATACTGGTTGGCCTTTCTACCGGAAACTGGGCTTACGGTGCGATAGCCGGTTGTACGTTCTTCATTGCGCGTGAACACACCCAGGCAGAATATCGCTGGATAGAAAAGTTTGGGAAAGGGAAACGCATCAACATGCCGTGGTGGGGAGGTTTTGATCCACGCGTGTGGGATGTGGGAAGTCTGTTGGATTTTTCTTTCCCAATTATCGGATGCTTATTGGTATGGATTCTTGCATCGTAGCGAACACATAATTACCGATGAAACAAAACTGAGACACACAAAGCTTTGCACTGGATTGCGAGGCGTTGCGCTTCTCTGGAGTGCGACAGGTTTGATGACAAAAAATTAGCGCAAGAAGACAAAAACCACCTTGCGCTAATGCTCTGTTACAGGTCACTAATACCATCTAAGTAGTTGATTCATAGTGACTGCATATGTTGTGTTTTACAGTATTATCTAGTCTATTTTTTATACGAAATGAAATGTAATATATTGATATTTATAACATTTTACGTTTCTCGTTCAGCTTTTTTATACTAACTTGAGCGAAACGGGAAGGTAAAAAGACAAAAAGTTGTTTTTAATACCTTTAAGTGATACCAGATGGCATTGCGCCATCTGGCAGAGTGATTAACTAAACATCGCAGTAATCGAGGCACTCGCCAGAGAGTGAAAATGAACGTTAAACCCGACCATCGCGCCGCTGGCACCTTCATCGACATCAATACGTTCTACATCCAGCGCGTGAACGGTAAAAATGTAGCGATGGGTTTCGCCTTTCGGCGGCGCTGCGCCATCGTACCCGGTTTTACCAAAGTCGGTACGCGTCTGCAAAACGCCGTCTGGCATAGCTACCAGACCAGAGCCAAACCCTTGCGGTAATACGCGGGTATCAGCGGGTAAATTAACAACTACCCAGTGCCACCAGCCGGAGCCGGTTGGCGCATCCGGGTCATAGCAGGTGACAACAAAACTTTTCGTTCCCACAGGAACATCATCCCACGCCAGATGCGGTGAAATATTATCGCCATCGTAACCCATGCCGTTAAAGACATGACGATGCGGCAGCTTATCGCCATCGCGCAGATCGTTACTGATGAGTTTCATTAGAATGCCTCCGGGAAACCTCGGCCTTCAGACCGGGGAGGAAAGGAGGCGGTTTTCCGACTAACTGTACTTTGCATAATCACATTTTCCTCTTTAGTATGTGAACACATGAAACGCGCATATAAATACCGGTTTTACCCGACAACTGAGCAGGCTGAGCTTTTAGCTCAGACGTTTGGCTGTGTGCGCTTCGTCTACAATTCCATCCTTCGTTGGCGTACCGATGCGTACTACGAGCGAAAAGAAAAGATCGGTTATCTACAGGCCAACGCTCGCCTTACGGCGCTCAAAAAAGAGCCTGAATACATATGGCTGAATGATGTTTCCTGCGTTCCCCTCCAGCAGTCGTTGCGCCACCAACAAGCCGCCTTTGCTAACTTCTTTGCCGGACGAGCTGCATATCCGGCTTTCAAAAGCAAACGGCACAAACAGGTGGCTGAGTTCACTGCCAGCGCGTTTAAACACCGTGACGGCGAGTTGTATATAGCAAAGAGCAAGTCGCCGCTGGATGTTCGCTGGAGTCGAGAATTACCATCTGCGCCGTCAACCGTTACCATTTCCAGAGATAGCGCTGGCAGGTACTTTGTTTCCTGCCTGTGTGAGTTTGAACCTGTATCAATGCCTGTTACCGCTAAAACGGTCGGCATTGATGTGGGCTTAAAAGATTTATTCGTCACCGATACCGGATTCAAAACCGACAATCCCCGCCACACCGCTAAATATGCGAAGCGATTAACGCTGCTACAGCGACGTTTAAGCAGGAAGCAAAAAGGCTCAAGAAACCGTATTAAAGCCCGCTTAAAGGTCGCCCGACTCCACGCGAAAATCGCCGATTGCCGGATGGACAATCTGCACAAGTTGTCCCGCAAACTGATTAACGAAAACCAAGTTGTTTGCGTCGAATCCCTCAAGGTGAAAAACATGATCCGCAACCCGAAGCTGTCTAAAGCAATAGCTGACGCAGGCTGGAGCGAACTTGTTCGCCAGCTCCAGTACAAAGGCAAATGGGCCGGGCGGTCAGTGGTCGCCATTGACCAGTATTTACCGTCCTCAAAATGCTGTAGTTGCTGCGGTTTCACCATGCAAAAAATGCCTCTTAATGTTCGTAAATGGCACTGCCCTGAATGCGGCGCAGACCATGATCGCGACATTAACGCGGCACGTAATATTAAAGCTGCCGGGCTGGCAGTGTTAGCCCACGGAGAGCCTGTAAACCCTGAATCGCAGCACGCGGCTTAG